ACATATAGTTTTTCAACACTAGGAATTACAATCGTTGAGTTTGATGCTAGTGTTCCTTCAATTCTTAATACAGCATTACGAGACTGGTCGGCTGCACCGTTACTAGCTGTTAATGATGTCGTGGCTCCTGTTGTACTGACAACGACTACACCACCAACGGCTTCGTCAACCATATCAATAACTTGTTGGTTAAGACGATCACCCCAAGTGTTTGCATTTTCACCATCAGCTTGTTTTTCTAATCTTAATCTTGTTGTATAACTACTAGGCATAATTAATTACTTCCTTTTACTAATGTATTATCGCCTCCAGCTGGTGAGGCATTGTTTCTCATATCATCCTGTCTTGTCCTTCTGGCTTCATTTAATAAGTCAGTAAAGGCTCGTTGATACTCTTGTTCCCAAACTTGAGCCGCAGAGTAATTTTTCATAAACATACAAGCTTCCTTCATACTAGCATAAAACAATGCATTAGAACAATATTCAGTAAAGAAATTCTCTTGATGCACTGAGGTTGCTGCTGTCGGTTGGACAATATAAGACATCTCACAATCATAGGCTGATACAGGTGTAGGAGCTATTAATAAATTATCGAAACCAAAGTTTGCATAATATCTAGGCACTCCTGTGCTTGTACGTTGTGGCCAATAATCGTTTAAATATTCATCAGTCTTTTGTAATAAATTAATTCTAGTACCATCAGACTTTATAATATTTAAATTTTTAATAATTAATGTGCTTACAGGTTTGGTAATAAACGGATCACCAATAACCATATTTGATGTTGCGTATTGTACAACACCATATGAATCTATTTCTCTTGTTAATCTAGCTTCAGCTCTTTCTATAAAAGCTGGGATGTCGCCGACAAACTCTGTGCTTGTATCTTCACTTGTCGTTTTAATTCTATTTACTAATTGGTTGTATGTTATACTCATATCTTTTTAGCCTTCCATATTTCAGAAGTACCACCAAAAACTTTCGGTGTCCATATTCCTCTTATGTGTGTTCTAAATCTAGCACTAACTCCTGTTAATACCAAATTACCGTCACCGTTTATGTTTGGTGATATAACTCTTGTTCTTACTAATGGTTGGAAGTTTGCTTTACCTCCCATACCTGCATGTATACTACATTGATAGTATAATGTAGTTGGACCATCATTCGCAACAAATATTTGTGTATAAGCTCCAGGATTACCCGGAGTTCCTACCGTTTGTACATTTGTTGAAAAAAGTGTGCTTCTACCTTCATCTAAATAAAATCGTAACGGATGACCATCATTAGAACTATCGGATTGATCAAAGGTATATAGGTTTCTATCTTTAACTAAATTTAAACCATACTGTTGTCTACCATCTATGAAGTATTTGTTAGCCCCTCCTACATTTACAACTGTTACTTTAAATGTTCGACCCGTATAAACTACTGGATTAGCTCCAGCTTCAATGTTTTCATTACCTGTTGCAAAAGTTGCCGATGCTTGTGATGGTATAACATTTGTTCCAAAGAAAGCTATAGCATCTCTTAATGTAAAGCTTGGCGATAATCCTGTTAAAGAAACTTTTGGACTACCAGTGAGTGATGGACTTCTCAGTGTAGTTACTAATGCTACCCCTGTAACATTATGTGTCTTAATAACTTCAACAACTGCTGATCGTAAACTAAATCCTATATTTGCTCTGGTAACAGAAACACTAGCATTGGCTGCTGTGCCTACACTACGAAGAGATAAACTTATTCCTGCGTTAGTTACAAAAGCCGTGCCCGGAATAGTTACGTCTACAGAACGAAGAGCAGTAGATAGTGAAACTCCTGTTACTGTAACCGATCGGTCAACGACACTACGGTTCCAAGCACCTGAGTTCCAAGTATTTCTACTGTATCCACTAGTAACCACAGACATAGACGATTAACCTCGACTATGAAAGTGTGATAATAGCAGTCGATGCAGCAGCAGCAGGGAATGAAATTGTAAATGTACCGTTAGTCGATACTTTATCAGACCCAAAGTCTAAGACAGCAATAGCTTTATTACTATTAGATGAATTATATATTAGTGCTCCTCTAGCTGAAAATGTTGTACTCGTAAAAGATATATCAGCAAAATCAATAATTGCTGATCCACCAGCAGCAGATGTTGCACCAAGTGAAATAGTCACACCAGTTAGTGTGCCTCCACCGGGAGCATATCCACCACTCGATGCTACTTCATTAGAAGATGAGAATACAGATGTACCCGCAGACAATGAAGCTGCACTTGTGAATAAAGCTATCTTTAAGGTATCAGTTTTAATCTGATGCCCTTCTTGTAAAACATCTCTTTTAAAGGAATTACATACAGCTTGTGTAATGGCCATTTTTAGTTACCTCTCTTTGTAAATGTTGAATCATCAGGACTCCATCCAGCATCACCAGTTGTAGCTAGTACAGTGTCTGGACGTGCATCCCTCAAGTTTTCATCGTCATCAATTCTTGGAGTTTTGTTTTGTGGATGATCAATAATATTATATCGTCCGTCTGTTTCCGAAGCTCCAACAACTAATCCCGTAGGCTCTTTGACTCTATCAGAATATCGAAAACGAAACCCTGATCGATCGCAGATAAAGTATGCATACTTACCTCTTGCCATTATAACCTAAACGATGGCTTAATCAAAAGACTAGCTCTTTCTTTATCGGCATACATTGCCGAGGTTAATTCTTCTTCATACATTTGTTTTAACATACTAGCTCTCTCTGATGTTATGCCCGGTCTTTTGATGGACATCTTGTAAGCAAGACCAGTTGATAAGCACGGTAAAAATCTAAAAGGTATGTCTGCATCTTGATTAGATTTAGTTATATCTTCAACTCTGTTAAAGCTAAAGTAAGATAATATTGGTGTGCCACTTGCGGTTGTAGCATCTGGGGTAGGCCATAAATATAATTCAGCTGCATCTCTTAATCTGTTGATAGCATACTGTGTTGGTCTACCTGTTTGTGTTTTGTTAGTAATTCGTTGATAAGCCTCCATCGTAATTCTTGTTAAAGCTAAGTCTGTAGTTGTTGAACCACTAACTGTTCTGTGAACTAATTCAGTTATATCTATAAGTGACGTTGGTAATGTATATTCAGCTGTACCACTTGTTATATCTAATGTGGCTAGGTTTTGTTTCCATAGTAATATACCACGGTTCATCCAGTCGATAAGGAGAAGGTTAAGTGTACGTCGTGCTTCCAGTGGTTCAAACCCTAGAGTCTGTTCGCCACCTAGCATAGACATAGCTTCTTCGATTACGTCAGCTATATCTAGATTAAATGTTGTTGTTCCTGAAGTTGCCATATTATTTCTTCTTCTTTTGTCTTAATAAGTTCTCAAGTTCTTTGGCTTGAGAAGCATGAGTCTTAGATGCTTTTTTAAGAGCACTTATAATTTTACGTATTTTCTGTGGATGCATCATAATTACCTATCGTCGAAGTCAGTTCCATATGATGGGTTTACCATGCCACCGGTCATAAATTCTTTTTTCTTTGGTTTGTTTGTCACTTCTCGATCATATAGTTCTCTAAGAATGTTTCTTGCTTCAGTGTCTTGTTTATAAACTTTATCCATAGCTTTTCTCACATCTTTCGGCAACGGATTAGTTTCAGATTTAGGTTTTGTTTTCTTTGTCTTTCTATAAACCGGTAGTGGAGATTGTCTATTTTTAAAATCACCTCTAGCTTTTTTCTTTTTATATTCCTTTTCTGTAAGTGTTATTGAATCTAATTTTTTATCCATATTATCTGTCATCAAACTCTCCTCCAAATGATGGGTTAATAGTGCCGCCAGTAAAGAATTTACTTTTAACTTTACCACCACCAGCTTTTTTATCTTTTAATGCTTTAGATACTTCTTTTATTTCTGAATCATATTTATCTCCTCTAGAAAATCCAAAATCAAAATCAACAGAACGTCCTTTTTTTCTAGCTAAACCTGTTGGTCCCGGTCTATTTATTTTTCCTGGCTCAATATATATTGTATCTGGTTCACCTTTTTTTGTAACTTTTTTAGCTTTTGTAAATGGATTGACTTCTTTTATTTTAATAGATGATTTATCTTTTTTAGTTTTAACTTTAGGTTTTTTCTTTT